CGATACTTGATCAGGCCATTTGTCTTTGTATTTCTTTTTAGCAAAGACCATATAATTATACATAAATCTATCTCTGCCATCATCTAATTTTGTTTTAGAACACAATGCTAAACATGGTGGACCATCATCAAATTCTTTGTTAGTGCCTACTAAAATATTGCTGTGTGTTTCTTCAACAAGTTTATCTAAAGTTTCTTTGTCAATCTTAGATTCGTTAGCAAATTTTATAAATGCTTCTACTGATAGTTTAGAATTGTTTTTGTCTACTGCGTATCTATTAGAATTACCATTGTCGTAATATGGTAAGTTTATAAAGTTTCCTGGTTTTATGTCGCCTTTGTCATCCTTCTGTAATTCTTTCTGTTTAGGAAAAACCTCTGTGGTAGGCTTTAATCCTAGTGGTAGTAGAAAAGCCTTTAATGCTTCTATCAAATCCACGGTAGGGATAGCCTCCTTTAAAAATATATAACAATGTAGTCCACCACTTTTAGAAAGTATGGGAACTAATGGTAATTTGTATTGTTGAAATAGTGCTAAATAATTTTCTATTTTAAATGTTCCATAATCTGGTGGGTCAATGTCTATACAACCAAACTGTGCTGTCTTATCAACTCTACAAGGTTGTATACCAATAGATTTTTTTCCTTGTAAGTGATTTAGATAATCTGAATTAGTGACAGGTCTACCTGCCCATTCGTAGTTAGGTTTAATTTTGTTTTTATCAGTATCTAAAGATGTATTAGACATGTCGGCCATGCCAAAATCACCTTCATACCCTTTAAACAGCTCTATAAATTCTTTATCCATAATGATCCCGGGTCGGGGTAGTTCAACTCTCGCTTCCCTACCCCTATCCTCATAAAGAGGAATCTAGTAATTAGATTCTTCTGTAGTTGTAGCTGTAGCGTTACTCTTTTTTAAAGAGTTATGGAATTCTTTCGCCATTTGATATAGCGATGCGTTATCCACTTTTCTTGCCAAAGATACTTTGTATCCGTGCCAAGTAAAACTCCCTGAGTTTTCAACAGAACTTAAATTATAAACTCGTGAAAACATTGGTGCCGGTAAAGCTTTGCTAGTTTTAGGATCAGTTTCAAATTGATCTTGCATTAAAGAGTTCCAACCTCTACTCACTTTTAATTGAGTAGATTTCATAGCCATTAAAGCTTTTTCTGGTTTCTCTCCGTTAATGATTACAAAATGATTTGCTGTTTTGATAATCTCATTACCATTATCTAAACAATCTTTTCCTTGAGCATTCTTTTTTGTTTTAAGAAGAACGTCAGCTCCTCTGTCAGGACTGACAGGTCTGCCTTCTCTTCTTTCAAAAGGTGCCCACTCTGGAAATGTCAATTTGTAAAAGCAAGGTATAATTTCTATACCCTTCTCTCCATCATACAGTCTTTTAGTTACTGTATTATAGAACATTCCTGCTTCTGCTCCTTCTACATAGTTCGCATGTTTCTTTTTAGTTTCATCCGAACCGCTTTGTAATAACTTAAGAAATGGTAAAGCTAAATCGTCTTTATCAATTGTCTCAAGTCCAGCACCAGCGTCTTGAATAAAATTCATTTCTGCCGGTAAGTTACCTTCTTTTTTAGTAACGTCACTTGTTTCTTGTGTCATGTTATTTGTTCCTTGTTATTTTTGTTTTGTTTCCCTTAAACAGATTAAAATGTTCAGAAGGCAAATCATCACCACTTTCGACTCGCTCTCTGTACAATGCTTTTAATGTCATAGGTTCTACCTTTAGCTTTTGTTGTGGTTGGTAGCCTTGACCTTCTGCAAGACCAGCATATTGCGTAGCCTTGTCATCTTCGCCACGACCAAAGGAAACAGTAATCTCATTCTTAATAAGATCACCCAGGTCATTGTCTCGAAGCCATCTAAAAGCGCTTTCCTTTTGTGCTACAGGAATTGTTGCGCTATAAACTTCTTTAACTTCTATGGCTGAACCATCTTGAAGTTTAAGAGTTTTTAATTTCATCTGATCCATTATTTCAGGGATCACCTCTGCTGATATTTTATCTGCTTGAGCTTTCTTTTGTTTTAAAAGATGCTCCTCTTTTTCTATTTCAGATTCTAATCTTTGCAAATCTAAAACATGTTTAGATAAATTATCTACGTTTGCTAATTCATTCACTTGTTCTGGTGAATCTTCTACAAACATTTGTTGTAAGTTTTCTTTACTCATCTATTTCTCCTTTCTCGTATAGATTTATTCTTATTGGATAGTATGTGCTTTCCTGTCTGTCCCATTTTAACAAATTATAAATTCCATTTGTTATATCGGATACCACTGAACATGCAATTCCAATTATAGCTGGATCACCTGTTAGTAATAAATAATCTTCTTGTGTAAAGTTTTTTAACTTTTGTCTAAGATTATAAATTATAGGTCCAGGACTAAAAATTATTTGGGAATCTTCTTTTAACAGGACTTTTATATCGCCATGTTTTTGAGCACCCATAATATTTATTTTAGGTCTACCTATTCTAGTGCCTGGAATTTCTTGGATAACATATACTTTTGATCTGTCTTTCATGCTTGACAATATAGGGACTAATCATTATATTGTCAACTAGAAAGAAGAACTATGAATTATAAATTTAAAACTAAACCTTACGCGCATCAAATGACTGCGTTAGAAAAGTCGTGGAACAAAAAAGTATTTGCGTACTTTATGGAAATGGGAACAGGTAAAACAAAAGTTGCTATAGATAATATAGCTATGTTGTATGATAATGGTAAAATCAATGGTGCCTTAATTATTGCACCCAAAGGTGTGTATAAAAACTGGTATTCTCAAGAAATACCTACACATTTACCAGACCACATTAAACCTATTACTGTGTTATGGCAGTCTTTAATTAATAAAACACAACAAGATAAACTAGATACCTTATTTAAAACAGGCCATGATCTACATATATTAGTTATGAATGTAGAGGCGTTTTCTACTAAAAAAGGTGTAGACTTTGCTGCTCGTTTTTTAAATTCTCACAATACTTATATGGCTATTGATGAGTCTACTACTATTAAAAACCCTGGTGCTAAACGTACAAAAAATATTGTATCTTTAGGTAAAGCTGCAAAATATAGACGTATTCTTACAGGTTCACCAGTTACAAAATCACCACTAGATTTATATAAACAATGTGAATTCTTAGATGAATATTTGTTAGATCATTCTTCTTATTATACATTTAGAACTAGATACGCAGTAATGCGTAAAGCTATGTTTAATGGTAGGTCCGTAGAAATAGTTGTTGGCTATAAAAATTTAGGAGAACTATCAGACAAACTAAAACCTTTTTCTTATCGTGTTTTAAAAGATGATTGTTTAGATTTACCTAAAAAAACTTTTATGAAACGTATAATTACATTGTCTGCCGAACAAGACAAATTATACAAACAAATGAAACAAATGGCTTTAGCACAACTCAATGGTAAAATGGTTACTAGCGCTAGTGCACTAACACAATTAATGCGTCTACATCAAATAACTTGTGGTCATTTTAAAGCTGATGATGGCTCAATACAAACTATTAAAAACAATAGACTTAACGAGATTATGGAGTTGTTAGAAGAAGTAGAAGGTAAAGCAGTTATATGGGCCCACTATCAATATGATGTACATGAATTAGTAAAAGCTATAAGTAAAGAATATGGAGAAGAAAGCGTGGTTACTTACTATGGATTAACGCCACAAGAGGAAAGACAAGACAATATTAAGCGATTTCAGGATGACCCTAAGTGCCGGTTTCTTGTTGGAACCCCCTCTACGGGCGGCTATGGGATTACTTTGACGGCTGCTAGCACCATGATTTACTATTCTAACGGATATGACCTAGAAAAGCGTCAACAATCAGAAGCTAGAATTGATAGGATAGGACAAGAAAAACCCATGACATACATAGATATTATATGCGAAGATACGGTAGATGAACGTATTGTAAAAGCTTTACGTAAAAAAATAAACATAGCAACAGAGATAATGGGAGAACAATTAAAAGAATGGATATAAATAAAATTTATAAAAACAATCGTGGGACTCTTCTTAGAACGTTAGTCTATACTATAGGACATTTTTTAATTGCTGCTGGAACTATTTTAGCCTTATCTGATTTGTCTGTAATAATAGCAATGACAGATGCTATAGTAGAACCTTTGTTAAATTCAATTTGGTATTTTGTTTTAGACAAATGGTGGGCTAGTAAATCTCAGAAAATGTAGGACTCGTATACGTAGCGCGCTGGAATTTTTTATTCTACGACTTTGCCACCAGACCACTTCATTTCTGGTAAACCTTCAGTGTATTTTTTCCCGTCAAAAGTTAACACTTGTTTTCTGTTTGAATCTGATTCGTGATAAGATATGTGGACCCATCCCCCTGCAGGATCATCCTTATCGTAGTACTCCATGATGAGCTGGTCAAAATCCACGTTATTTTGTAGCCAGTAAGCGGTCTTAATATTTGGCACGCCAAATATTTCTAGGTCGACGGCTTGGCCCTTCGCGTGCTGCGAAGTTTTTTTGCTGCCGATCGCTTCACACAGCGCCTCGCTCCGGTAGCCCGAGGTAATCGTAACTGGCTTGTCAAAGTGTGCTCGTAGCGGTTCAAGAACTTCATAACATAGATCACCTAAACTTTTTATTTCTGCTGATCCTGGTGTGTTATCAATTCCCTTACGTTGCGCGGTCATTGAATTGGTCATCTCTCTAAGAGTAAAATGTTTTGAAAGTTGCATAAAATTTTTTTATTGTGTGTTTGATAATAACATAAATATCATATTAGCCATACCCATAATTAACATTCCTGCTGACACTAATACAATTTTTTCGAGCCTACTTATTTGTGTCTCTATTTTGTGAATCTTGTCGTGAGTTTGTTTTTGCATAATTCTACAAAGTTTCTCATGAGATTCTATTTTTTGTAATGCGTTATCTTTAGCCATTATGTTGTTACGTTCCTTTGTTTTCTTCGTAAAGCTTTTTCAGTGTTAGATAGTAAGGCTTCCTCTGTTGATGTCAAGCCGGTATCTTTGTTAATATTATTAGGTAGTGCTGCAGTTTTTACAACTTCTTGTGAAACATCGGCTGTTT